ATTGAGGTTCAGCCATGTCCTTAATCTTATCAAAGATCTTCTTACCAAATTTATAAAGGAATACTTTACCTTCATTCTCTGGATGAGCGGGATCCTTAACAATAAGGATATTAGTTGTGTAACTTAGCTTGCGCTTTTGTTTACGAGCAATTTCTTTATTTGCTTCAGAACCAGAGTTCCAAAGTTCTGTGTTATATTCAGATACAGGATCTGCTTTACCGACAGAAGTTAAAGAATTTTCGATGTACCATTTTCCACCTGGACCTTGGAATCCATGATTCCAAACTCTAACCCAAGGCAAGTCTTCGCCTTTAGGTGCAGGTAAAAATCGTAAGACAGCATAACCGTTGCCTGCTTTGTCTACTTCTGGAGACCAGAAGCGATCATCAGCGCCACGTGATTCTGCTTGGGGGTTTGCGATCTTTTCTACCTCTTTCATGAGGGAGTCAAATCCGCCGCGGGATTTTCTTAGATCAGATAGTGATGTGAATGCCATAATTTGCCTTTCGTATTAGCGGTGTATAAATTGTATGTTTAGTATTAACGTCGTTTGATTTTGAGTACTGTCGCATAATCATAATCTAACTCTCCATTGTCATCATCTAATTTCTTAGCTGATGCAATATTATATATAAGATTCTTATGCTTGTCTATAGCATTTTTCTTCTTAATTGCCCGAAACTTTGTTTCCTTGTCTCGTTCGATATCATTATATCTTTTCTTGCTCATTTTGAAATTTTAAAAACTCCTATCAATTATCTTTCTCTGACGAAACTGCAATGAATGGCCAATGAGAGACCTTGCGTGTAACGTCTGCCTGATTATATGCCAATTTTACCAGATACCTTTGAGTCTCTTTTAATGACTCAATAGTTTGTCCTAATAATTCTCTTGTCACTTCAATCTCTTTCTCAAGACGCAGAATCTTCTGCGATGTTATGTCCAATTCTTCGTCTAAGTATTCCATTAAACTTTTCCTTATCAAACTGTAAAAATGGTTTGTATTTTCTTATCAGTCTTGATATATCTGGCCACATAATGTCATTGATGAGATCTGTGTCAAAGTGTATTAGAAAGGGATTAATCTTTTCTAATATAACTAAAGTTTCCAGTGTTATCGTTTTTCTAAGAAATGCTTTAATTATATATGGATGCTGTGCTTTTGTGATTTTAAAAGCATCGTCAAATTGTTTGTTATCTGTTTCTAAATCCTCAAGTAATTTATCCAAATCATTAGTAAAAATATAAGTTAAACTTTCGACTCGCTTCTTCCATTCGGCATATCGCTCACTTGCCTCGGAATCAAATAGTCCGCCCCAACGATCTCCTGATGTAAAATTAGCAACTAGGAAATTAGCAACTTCTTCATCTGTATATGTTTTGGATACCTTTTTAATTGAATATAAATCTTTACGTTTTGCGAAAGCTTGTCGGCTAGCTCTTACTTTACCTCTTTGAGCTATAACATCATAATTGTCGGTAGTAAAATGTAACTTCAAAGCTATATACATTTTATACACTGAGTATTCATCCATAGTCACAGGGGTAATTTCCCTCTCTTTTTAAAATAGTTGCCGTCTTCTGCTTCTATTTGTACTTTGTCTTTTAAAGATTGGTTTATTAATTTGGAAATAGATTCAATGTCTATATCTACTTCTTCGCAATATTGAATTATTGCTTCCATATAACTAATATCCTGTGCCGCAACTCTTCCCTCAATGTAAAGTGAAAATTCGTTAGGGGATCTAAACTTTTTAGTTATGATTAAACTATCTGTTAAAATGTATTGTAATTCTTCGCTCATACCTTTTCCTGGAATAATACGTCATCCATAAAATTCATGAACGTATCTCTATCCACACCAAAATTGACCATCATTGCTGGTGTGTGAGGATTCTTTTTCTGAAACCTACAATAATGATTGTGCTCCTCGGAATAATCTTTATTCGCATAGGGCACTCCTACATTATATAGATAAAAGTTTAAGTTGTCAATAACATTATTTTTAAGTTGATCTAATTCTTCTTGGGTTTGTATATTGCCTGCAGCCAGCATATTCGGACTAAAAATTTGTAATGCCCAATCTGGTAATTGTCTAGGCTTAGTCCAATTTAGTTTAGACATTTTAGTCTGGTACCATTCATATAAAAATGAATCGCCGACTTTAGAAAAATCATGAAATGCCCCAGTAATTTTACTTTGACCACAAACTATGTCGAATCCAAATATAGGATCAGGGCAATTATAATGGGGGAAGATACACATATGCATAACCCACATCTTTTTAGTTGCAGATGCGTCTACAATTTCTATATGAGCTCTTCTAAACTTTTTGTCAGTCCAGACATAATTACTCCAGGAAAAGTCCACATCAGTATGTGAATATTTAGGATTAATTTCTTCTGTACTATATAATTTAAATTTATCTATAAGTTCTGTGGCAAAAGCTTGTGCTTGCGGGAACATTTCAATCATTATATTCTTTTACCATTTCAATGTTATGTTTAAAGGCTATAATAGCTTCATCTGCTAAAGACACATCTAATTTAGATCTTACTGCTTTAATAAGTGAAGGAATATCTTCAAATTTATACATATGCCCATTACCTGGAGTTAACTTAGCTAGTTGTTGTCCTCCGAACATATCACCCATGTGTCTAACATATACATGAGCCAATAACTTCTTAGGATCATCTTTAATATTATCTAAGTATTGTAGATATTTTAGAGTAGATGGTCTAATATTAAAAACAGTAGTTGTAAGATCTTCGCATAGCTCAGCCCAATCTTTTTGTGCTAATTTTGCTCTTTTAAGATCTTCCATGTCGTCAAATATATTATGCTTGGAAGCTAATATTTCCATTAGACCATATACATGAAATAGTTGATAAACATAATCTGTATATTTACCTTTATCTACATTGCCGGCAAATATGGATTTTATAAATGGCTGAGATTCTGCTTCTGCGTGAACCTCAGCTGTCAATTCTTTTAATGTGCTCAATTTGTTTTCCTTGAATTCGCTCCAGTACCGATATATGGCCTATGATCCCATTTATAGTCACGGTAATTACCATGTTTATTTACATAATGTAAAAATGCTTGTGTTTGCCTCTGACCTTTATATTCGTCACGCCAATGATTTAAAGTATCACCCTTATACACAATAAGGTCACCTGGCCATAAATTAATTGCTTTTTTCTCACCAGTCAAAGTTTCAAACCAAATTTCCCAAGGATCCTCATCTATTGAAACATTCATAGTTGTTGAGTATTCACAACTTGGTCTATCTTTATGTATGGCCATTGTTGCACCATTATAGTAAATCCTTGCATACGTGTATGTAGGATATAACTGCTTGCCTGTAATTTCTTCCATTAAAGGTTGAAGTTGAATAGATAATGCTTCAAAGGGTAGAGCAGCATAATAAGAAAAACTATTAGGTATTTGAGAATCATTAAATGCAAATTTATTATCTTCACTTTGTCCATTTGCCATGTATTGCAATTTTCGCATTAGCTCAAATTCTAAATCTAAATGTACTAGTTGCGATTCGGGAAGTACACCTCGTACGACCTGATATAAGTCTGTAGCAAAATTTGCTTCATCCGTTACTGCCAATTCACCTAGACCATTTACATCTGCAAAGACAAATTTATCATCTAGTTTAGTTTTTGTTTCCATAACATTATCCTGAAATTTATTGTTGGCTTTTAAGGATATGCCAACAAACCTTTGGATATTAGAATCCGCGTGTATATGCAATACCAACAACCTTTTGGTTGCTATCACCCTTAACACGGTCATACTTAGCAGTAATAGTATCATCTTTGCTTAAAGCATAAGATAATGCATAGCGTGCTGTTTGAGTTTGATCATTGTTCTGTGAGCTATCAAAAGCTGAACGGAAACGATAACCAAATTTAGCTGTTACGCCAGAAAGACCTGGAACTGCTGCAGCAATACCTGGTTCAACTGAATAATATGTGAAGTCTGTAGTATTAGAATACTTTTGACCTACTGCTGTGCGAGCATACAATCCAACAGGACCGTTAACTGTTGCGCCTGCTTCTAAGCGTGTGCTCAAAGCATTTGTGCCTTCTGTCTGTGCATTTTGAAAAGCTACATCGCCAGCGAAGCTGCCGAAGTCTTTCTTAATGCCTAAAACATATTGCTGTTGAGCAGCTGCACCTGCGTTGTTGATATGTTGACCTTCCAAGGTAACAGTATCTCCTGCATATGCAAAACCGCTTAATGCAACTAATGTTGCAATTGCTAACTTTTTCATAAAACTCCTTTTTAAATTTAAAAATGGTTGGTTATTCTGTTACGAGGAAACCAACCGAAACCCTAAGCAGTGTTTAGGCTGCTAATGCGAACTGTTCGTCGTTTGCGTTTACGTTGTTTTAGTTTTAACATCTACTCTGATGTGCTGTCCACTCTGTTACT